TCTTTAAATGAATATTGTATTTTACAAGCGAATGTAGGTAACTATTATAGAAGTGGTATGAAGATGAATGGAGTGAGCAACTTGTTTGTTTTTGTGTTACAATACTAACCAAATAAATTTTAAATATTCTATATTTAATTTCTTTAATCTTTCAGTATATGCTTTGTATTTAAGTATTGAGATAATGAATTTTTCTGGATGTTTTTTATCGAATTTTTTATTATTCCCATTTTTTATTATTTCCGGTATATCTTTGTACATTAGCCGGCATTATAGTTTGACTATTATTAACAATATCGCTTTTCATAACAACATTAGATGAGCCAATTGGTACATCATGATTTCCATATGCAGCTCGAGCGTTTTGTTCTTCTATTATTTCCTTTGCACGTTTATCTGATTTACCAGGTAATATTAAATCTTTAACTATATGAGCACCTGCTTTAATATTTTCCTTTAATATATTATCTGCTTCAATTATATTATTTTTTACATCTGAACCAAAAGATTTTATACCTTCCCATGCATCATCTAATAACCCTTCACCTTCAGGTTTTACCCATTCTTTACCTTCATTTAATGGATTTTGTTCAAATTCCGTTTTAGATTGTTGTTCAGCTTCAGTTAATGTTACTGGCCCTATTTGCATAGAATTTGGTAAATAATCATTTATTGTATGTATCATCCAATCGAAAAAATTTGAAAATGCATCTTTTATTGAACCAAATATATCTAAATTTTTCCACCATTCTAACATATCATCGTATTGTTTTTTCATCCATTCCATTGAATCATTTCCAAATTGTTTTAATTCGTCCCACCAAGAATATACAGCTGTTGCCAAACCAACAAGTGCTAATATAATTAATGCAGGGATAGATCCCATTACTAAACCAACTGCTGAAGACAAAACACCAAATAACATAAGAGCACCTGAAACTATAACCGCTCCGACTCTTAATAATGTAAATACACCAGTAACTTTGCCTAATGTTTTACCTAAATTATTAACCGCTTTACTAGTAGAATTAAGTGCTTTATTTGTTCGTTTATTTGATTTAACACTTTTATTAGCACGTATTGCATCCATTTTATCTTCACGTAATTGTCTAGCGGATAATTTAGCTGTACGTTTATCTTCGCGTTTATTTAAATTATCATTTATTGTAGTTAATGCATTATCTCTAGATAATGTTTGTTCATTTGCTTTTTTTAATGTATTATTACCAATTTCAACTTGCTCATTGAAAACACTCATAGTTTCTGATAATTCAATTACATTAGCAGGATCGTATGATAAATTTTTATTATCAATAGAAGATGGATCAATATTATTTTTTATCATATCATTATGTGATAATTGTAATGCATTCAACATTTCTATTAATGTATTATTAATATTATTCAAACTTGAATTATCTGAATCATTAGATAATTTTACATCAAGTGATTCTAGTTTAGGAATTACAGGTGATTCCAATTGAGATATTTTAGGTGTATTCAATTGAGATATTTCAGGTGATTCCAATTGAGATATTTCAGGTGATTCTAATTGAGATATTTCAGGTGATTCCAATTGAGGTACATCAATAATTAATGGGTTTACATTTTCATTATTATTAAATGCTTTATTTATTGTATTTTCAATTGATTTTAAATTTTGATTATAATCAATTAATATTGGATTAGTTTCGTGTTCCAATATTAAATCATCATTATCTAGTAATGGTATTAAATGATCACGTACATCTGTTAACACTGAACCACTCATATCAAGCATTTGTGTTATATATTCCATATTATTTGAAATGGATTGTATATTTTTATCAGACGGAGATAAAGCATGTTCATTAAGTGTACTATCTGCCATTTCTTGAACATCGTTAATCATGTTATTATAAATTTGTTCTAAAAATTCAACTGATTGTTCTTGTAATTTTGAATTATTTTGTGTTGCTGCTTGTAATTGTTCTGCTTCTTTACGACTATTATCTAAACCTTGCTCGAATAACTCTAATGTTCTTTCTTCAGCGGATAATTTATTATCACCTCCCTTTAAAAACATTAACCCTTTAACAAAACCGTCCTTTGTTTTTGATAATTGATCAAAGGTATCTTTTATTCCACTTATAGCAGATGTGGCAATTGCAATTGCTACATTATCTCTATCATCTAATGCCATACCAACTGTATTTTTTACAGCTGAACCTAATTTATTTACACCTTCACCTATTAACCCACCTACCTTTAATAATCCACTTTTGTTATTTTCATTAGCGCGTTTGTTTTGTGATTCTTCAGCTTTAATTTTTAAAGCCATATGACTTTCTGCTTGTTCAACAGATAAAGAAAAACCTTGTGATATATTACTATCTAATGAATTAAGTTTATTATTAATTTGTAATAATGTTTGATTTAATTTTTCTACACCATTATCTATATTTTTAGAATTATTAATTGAATCATCATTATTAATATTTGACTCATTAGTTTTTGGTTGTATAATACTTGCATTAATTCCTTGAATTGCTGTAATAATATTCATATAATGTTTATCACGGGCACGTATAACAGTTTGCTCATTTGTTTTTTCATTTGTCATTAAACTTATAATTTCTTGTAATGACTTTTCATTTGCCAATTGTGTAGCTGCCTGAGTTCTTTCTATATTTTTTAAAATACCTGTAACAGAAGAAGATACTGATGAATTTGGTGAATCTAAAACATTATGATCTGATTTTTTACGATTAGCTGAATCAGATTCATCATTTTCCATTGTTTTTTTCGCTTTATCTACTCCGCTAGGAGGTATATAATTCATATTTTTTACTATTATATTTGAAGAATCATTTATTGCCATGAGTTATAAATTCCTATATTTTATTTTTGTTACTATCGATTATTTTTCTTTTGTTCTAATTTAATTTGTTCGATAGATTCTTTTAATTGCCCGAACATAATAGTTATTTCAAAAGGCATCATATAATCAATATCAGATAAATTAAAATTAATTATATCTGTCCGCAATAGAGCATAAACACGTTGATAGTAATTGTTTATGTTATCACCTGCGAACATTAGATAAAAAAATCTTCTATACCCGTTAATACTTGTGTATATCCCTTTCCGCAAGATGGACATTTCATTTTTAATGTATATTGTATTCTAGGAATAGAAGATACATATTCAAACATTTCTTTTATTAATTGTGGACTAATTCTTTCAAATAATTCATCTAAATCATCATTATCTATATCCAACATATCTGTTTCAATATCTTCAACTTGAATAGATTTAAAATTATGCATTATAGACGTTATAATCCCTTCAGCTGAACTGTTGTCAAAAAATGCGGTATCTTTAAATGTTGGTTTATTTATAACAACATATATGCCGTCTTGAATTTCAAATTGTTTATATAATTCATTTGAATCATGATTTTCCGCTTTAACAGATGGTTTAATTTTACTAATATCAATATTTGCTTTAATCAAAGATGCACATGGACTTAATTCTTCAGATTCATCCTTTGATACTTTGTTAGTACATTGAAAATTTACTGATATTTTAGAATCACCTGTTCCGAATTCAAATGCCTTAACAAAAATTAATTCAAAATCATAAGCAGTTAGTTCTTCTATATCAATATCGTCTATGATGCAATTTTTAACTACTTGTTCGATAGCATCAATATGATCAACACCTTCAGTTGAACCGTCTTTTGCTAATAATAAATTTCTATACTCTTTCATTACAATTGAGCGAACAGTAATAGATTCACCGTTATATAATCTAACTTTAAATGTTGGAATTGTCACTGCATTAATGTTAAATTTGCCTTTTTTCGCCATAATATATTACCTTTTATTAAATTAATGTTGATGCACCCGTAAAAATGCCTTGAACACCACTCATGCCAACTTCTGCTGGATATGTCATAAATTTCGAATCTTCGAAAGTAAATTCCACTGTAAATGTTTGTTCTTCGTTGTTATTGTCATAATCATATTCTAATGCTGATATACTTGCAATATAACAATTATTGTAAATAGCAGTAGCAACTGCATTTGTCTCTCTATTGTATATATAAACTAATATTTGGGGGAATATCAAACTATCAGGAAATGCTACTTTATTATTTTTATTATTTATATATTTACTTAATTGATCAGTTAAATATGCATATTCCATCATTGAACTAGAACTACGTACTACCATAGACAAATTATCAAAATCTGTTCCCATTACTAATAAATCTTTCTTTTGTCTTTGCATGAAATCTTTTTTAATATCAGTATTGTAACCTGGTAATGTTACTGATTTTGCCATCATACCTAAACTATCGGCAGGTTTAAAATCTTTTGTTGCTATGTATGATTGGCCAATACCCATTAGATCTGCATAATAATCACCAAAACCAGATTTAATAACTGCTTGAGAATAAGCACCTAAATTATCTTTTAAATATGTAGATGCAGCTGTAGTAGCAGCGTTTGTAATTAGTGATATACCTTGACTGACTAGTGCATTATCAGATAATCCATTTAATATACCTGAATCATCTGCACCTACACCATTTGCCCTATTTATTATATTTCCGTTAGAATTATCAATTGGGTTTTCTATACGTACTAAAAATATATTTTTACGAGCTAAATCCCATGCTGCAATGGTTCCCATCCATTTATCCATTGCGGTAGATAAACCAGGTGCTTTTGATTCTGAGTTAGTTCTAGTTATAGTACTATTAACTTTACTGAAAATGCTCATTATATGAACTCCTGTTATTTATTACGGTCATTATATGCAATTGTTGCACTAACTCGTTTACCAGTATCACCGGCGGTAAATTGTTGTGTTTTAAGATTTATAGCCTTTCCCCAATCTTTAGGTGCTATTTCTTCGAATGTTTGTACTACATGATTGAACAGATATTGTTTCAGCATGTGCCCAACCCATTTTATATTTTTAATTTTTGCGTAATTTATTTTCAAGTAACTAGTATTAGATGATGTTTTTGTAGATGAATATTTCATTATAATATCTAAAAATATAGCACGTTGTTTAGGTGGTATATAATGCAAATTAACACCTTGCATACGATTACCCGCTACACTTAAACAAATTATTAAAGGGTATTTATCCCAATAAGGCAAAGTTTTGGCAGTTTTTGCACTATAACCAAATGAATACATCCTACCCGCTTTAGGTATATCAACTTTGTGTGATTTTACACTTGACATATTTCCTTTTTCATTTAATGGTACAGCAGTCTCAATTTTAGTTGTATGCCACATATCCGCTTTAACAGTCGACCAATTACTAAATTCTTTAACTCCATTCATAAATTGAGTTATTTCTTGGATTGTTTTTGTTTCAGATGACATTAAAATTTAACTCCTATTTTATTACAATTTTTTTCTGTTAAAATAAAAAACTTCCAACCTTTCTTTGCACAATATTGTGCCGCCGCTTCCCATTTATCTTGATTTACTTGATATGTATATGCCTTTTTATTGTAATTCATTTTAGCTTTTTCAGTTAATCTTTTAGGTACATTAGGTGAAATTGTTTCAATATGAGGCTTAACTTCAATTAAACAAGTTAATCCATTATCGTATTGAACCATAAAATCCATATAATATCTTCTCATTTTACCTTTGTCTGCTTTACTACGATAAGGTATAATAATATTTTCATAACCATATTTAACTACATGTGGATTTGTATCAAGATGTTTCAATAAATTATGTTCCCATCTTGAACGCCATGTAATTTTTCTCCAGTCACCTTGATATTTTTCCTTATTTTTAGGACAAAATTTACCACTATATGCCATCAAATTACCTCGTATAAATACAGTATATTGTTATATTTATACGAGGTAAAAATACAATGGATAATATTGATCCTACAGACAAGTTCTTATCATTCCCTGATAATTTAAAAGTTAAAACTGAATTATTTGGAAATTGTCTACATTTCGCATGTATTGATCCTATTACAATTGTAAAGGGATCTAATAAAGCATTAGCCACAACATATCGTGAAAAACAAAAATCTGTGTCTTCTGCATCTTTAGATGATTCTATTACAACAAATACTAATTTAATTGATATTTACATGTATAAACCATTAATGGTAACAAAATTATCACATAATTATGAAGGTATATCTCCTGGTATTATAGATAATATTATTAGTGCTATTACTGCATCTGCTAGCCCAACTAGTAAAAAAACTGATAATCCATCGATAGTTGATAAAGTAGTTGACGGGGCAGATGCAGGTGCATCTGCTTTAATGGGTTCATTAATGAATTTACTAGACACTACTAGTAATGTTTCTAGTATATCAAATAAAGGTCAAATTAAAATAACACCACAAGCACAAATGTATAAAGGTACTGAAAATAGAACACAATCATTTAATTTTAAAATGACACCTAGAAACCCAGCAGATTTAAAGTCAATGGCAAAAATAATTTATTATTTTCATTATTATTCTTTACCTACATTATTATCATCAAAGGATGAAGATGGTAATGAATCTTCAGCATATAAATCATTTGGTAGTTCATTTTATGATGTACCTAAAATGTGGACAATTACAGAAATGTTTGGAGGTGAATCAAGTTCGGATACTCGAGATACTCCACGTTTTGTATTTGGTCCAGCAGCGATACAAAATGTAGAATATAACATGACACCAGATGACTATAGTAAAACATTAAAAGGTACTGCTGGTGATCCATCAGCCATCGAATTAACAGTAACATTTATTGAATTAATCCCGATGGATTCAGATTTATATCAATCACAACAAACACATACTAATCTACAAGGATTAGGTAATACTGAATATAAAGGATAATAATATAATGATAATATCAGCATTTGAAACAATGGAATATGATGGGGTTACAATTGCAAATATTGTACAGAACCCATATACATATCTTAAGCGTATATCTAATAAATATGAATTTGTATTATATGAAGTACCTTACAATACTAAAGCAGAATCACTATCATATAAATTATATAATAATTGTAATTTACAATGGATATTTTCATTATTGAATTCACAAATTAGAGATGGTGGATTTAATGATTGGTTATTAACGCAAGATGAAATTTACGAATATACATTAAATAAATATTCAGGCGTTTCAATACCTGAAAATATTCATCATTATGAAGATGAAAATGGATTAATTTGGTATAATATGAATAATCGACCAGAAAATCCTTTACAATGGTTTAATGCCGATGATGATAGTGAAGAGATTTTGTATCATGGCACCATGATACCTAAAACTAATTTAGAGTATGAACGCCAATTAAATGATGATAAATTCCGTAATATATTAATAGTAAAGAAAGGTGATATTAATCAATTTGTTACTGATATGTTAACAGAAATTAGAAAAGGAGTATAATATGATTCAAAATACATCATTGGCTCCTGCTGAGAATTTTGTAATTAATTATATTATATTACGTTTACCTGGTAGTACATCGTTAGAAATAACTAATGAATTAGTATCATTTGCGTTCTTTGAAACTATTAATGATATGATTGAAGGTAGTATTACTATACAAAATAGAGCTAATATTTCAGGATTAATGAGTCGTTTTACAGGACAAGAATTAATTGAAATATCTTTTGCTAGTGGCAAAGGTAAAGGTAATGGTAATGGTATACGTTCTGAATATAAAAAAACATTTAGATGTTTAAGTACTGAATTAATATCTGATTGTTCGAGTACTAGCCCAACATCATATATAAGTATTGAATTATCATCTCAATTTTTAGCAGTAAATGAAACAAATAGAATAAGTAAATTTTATGATAATACTAACCCAAGTTTTATTGTAAATGATATATTAACAAATTATGCAAGTAATTTCAATGTTAAAGTAGAAGAGACAGCTAGCATTGGAAAATATTCTATAGGTGTAACTAAACCAAATGATGTTATAACCGATTTATTAGATGTAGCAATATCAACAGAATTTAAATCAAGTGATTTTAGATTTTTTGAGAATAGAGACGGGTTAAATTTTGTTTCTATGGGTAGTTTAATGTCTGTTAAACCTGAATTTAGTTTTGCAGTCAAAACACCAAATGAATCACTTAATGCCGGTGAAGGTAATACTCTTAATATAGAATATTTAGATGCATTTTGGTTAAATAATTCAGATAATAATTATAAAGATGGTACATTTGGATGTAATGTTACATCTACTAGTTTAATAGACCAATCATTTGAATTTATTAAATATGATAGATCTACATTAGATAAAGATCGTCCATTATTAAATGATAACAGTACATTATATCAATATGAAAATGTAGTTGATAATATGCAAACATATAATAAAAATAAATTAGTTTCTAGTGATTCTATATATAATAAATTAAAAGATGATCATGGTGCTCATAAGACAGCAGTTTCAACATTAGAAAAAACACGTAACGATTCTAAAAGAATTGTAATAAGAAGTGCTGGATTTACTGATATAACAGTGGGTGACATTGTAGGTGTTAATTTTTTAAATATAGATAACGGCAATCGCGTTTCTTCAAATATTAACATTAATATAAGCGGTAATTGGATTATAATTGCTATTAAATATTCCGTTACATTATCAAATTTAAGTTGTGAATATACGTTAATGAGTGATAGCAACATAAAATAGGAATAATAATATGATTACTAATAACAATACATGGTGGCATGGTGTAGTTGAAAACAATATAGATACAGAATATAAATTAGGTAGAGTACAAGTAAGAATTTTTGGTTATCATTCACCTGAAAATATTGCAGGTGGTTTAATTCAATTAAAAACTGAAAATTTACCTTGGGCATCTATATTACAACCCACTACAAGTGCATCTATTAATGGCATAGGTAATTCACCTACTGGTATATTAAACGGTACATGGGTTACAGGGTATTTCAGAGATGATTTAAAACAAGAACCAATTATTACAGGAACATTAATAGGGTTTAGTAATAAAGTAAATGAAAATTACACTAAAGTGTTCACTGACCCTGAAAATATATATCCTTTATCAGATCATTTAAATGAACAAGGTACAAATAGGCTAGCAAGAAATGATTTTGATGATGATGGTAGTGTCGATTTATCCGGATTATCATTAACTGAAAATGATGAAGAACCACATAAAAAATTAGCTAGACATAAAGTATTAATTGATAAAGCAGATAGTAGAACATTAGAAATTAAAATTCCTATATTTGAATATCAAGGTAGTAATCCTGTATATGATGAACCATTACAAAGTTATTTTACTCAATATCCACATAATCAAGTATTTGAATCTAATCATGTTGCTGGCGCAGTTGGTATTATACGTGAAATGGATAGTACACCTGAAAAAGAAAGAATACATGAATATCATCCAAGTGGTACATTTTATGAAGTTCGCCCCGATGGTTCTAAAATAACAAAAGTAATAGGTGAAGATTTTGAAATTGTTTTAAATGGTAAAAATTTATCTGTTACTGGTAATTTAAATATTACAGTTGTGGGTGATGCTAATATGTATGTTGAAGGTAACGTTTTACAGCAAGTTACTGGCAATGTCGAACAAAACGTAGAGGGAAAGGCTCATGTTCAAGTACAAGAAAGTGTTGTAGTTGATTGTCAAACAATAACGGCAAATGTTAGAGAACATGCAGAAATAAATTGTGAAACTATGACTTCAAATGTAACGGAACATGCAGAAATAAATTGTGAAACTATGACTTCAAATGTAACGGAACATGCAGAAATAAATGCAACTACTGTATTAGTAAATACTAGTGACACTGTAGATGTTGTAGCTGGTGGTAATATTACATTAACTACACCTCATGGTGATAATGTATTTAATACAAATGGATCAGTGAATTTTTCAACTGGAGCAAAAGTTACACCAATAGGAGATGTTATTACTAATATAGGAATTAGTTTAAATACACATACTCATATAGGCAACTTAGGTTCACCAACGAGTCCACCAATATTATGACATTAATAGCAACAAATGGCGCCACGCCATCAACAAACATAGTTAATGAGCAAATAGCAAGAAATGATGGTTCAACTACATTTCTATCACCTACTGAATTAAGTGTAAAATTTGCTGAATATTACGACTTATATGCAAGACAAGGTATATTACTGGGTGGTAATTTGGCAGTAGGTGGAACAAAATCCATTTTAGAAGCTGGATTCATATCAGATAATACATCTGCAACTGTTAATAATATAGCAGCTGCTATATGTGGATATTGGGCAACAAATATCACACCTGGTATACCCACACATGGAGGGGTTGCTGTACAATCCGTTGTAATTAATTCAATGGCAAAAGTATCAGCCATGCAATCTGCAATAGAAAATTTTATTACTACAGAACCTGATTTAGGTTGGGAAGGTTTTTATAATGTAACACAATCAGTTGTAGTTACATTCGAGTGTGCTATAGTGGAATTATTACCACCAAATGGCTCACCTGTAACATTCATGGAGACAATAACATGACATCTATATTTAAAAGAAATAAATATAAAGAAATAGACATTTATTATTCAGATTTTGATCCGGGTATGTCTAAGAATTATCAAAGTGATACGTCAATGGCAATTAATAATAAATCTATTGAAATTGCATTACAAAAATTATTATTAACTACACCGGGTACAGTACCTTTTCGTCCATTATTTGGCACAGATTTATCTAGTATATTATTTGAAACTATGAGTTTAATACAAGGTGATAGAATGAGAACACGTATTATATCAGCAATTAATAGTTTTGAACCAAGAGTAATTATACAAGATGTAAAAGTAAATCCAGATACAAACAATAATATTTACAACGTATATATAAAGTATAAGGTAAGGTATAATAATGTTGATGAATATACATTAAGAGTTCCTATTCAATCACAATCAAATATTTAAGGAAATAAAATGGACAAAAATACATTAACTAACATATACGATACATCCAATTTACCCGTATCAAGCGCTGATTTTGAATCAATCAAACAAGATTTAATAAATTTTTATAAAGATACAGACGAATTCAAGGATTATAATTTTGAGGCATCTCATATGTCTCAGCAAATGAATTTATTAGCGTATGTTACATTATATAATCAACAATATTCTAATACTGCATTATTCGAGTCATTTTTACGAACTGCACAAACACGTGAGGCCGTAGTACAAAATGCCCAAGATAAAGGATATATACCTTCAAGTGTTTCATGTACAAAAGATAAAATAAATTTTATTGCTACTACAAACGGTGATACTGATCCAATATCAATATTAATACCTTCTAATACTTCATTTGTGGGAACATTGGAAGGGTTAGATGATTTTAATTTTATTACCTGGGAAGACACTACAATAGAATTTGATGCTACTACAGGAACATATCATTCTTACTTAGATATTATTCAAGGTAATAAAGCAGTACAATATTTCACTTATGATAGTATTACAGATATTATATTATATGATACAGACATAGATCGTGATTACATGAATGTATATGTTACAGATAATGTAGGAAATACTACAGCTCAATATACTAATTGGTCATCTAAATCAGCTTTATCAGTTGATCCTTCTGCACCAGTTTTTTATGTAAATGAAACAACTGATGGATTTACTCGAATATATTTTGGTGCAGGTGTTCAAGATGCAACTGATCCAACTACATATAATTATATAGGTGGTTTAAGTCCATCTGTTGGATCGTCTATTAAAGTAGAATATATTAAAACACAAGGTGCTAGTGCTAACGGAACTACAGCATACGAATTTAACGGAAGTTTATTAAATGTAATTGTTGAATCAGTTACATCTAATCCTTTAAATGATTCATTATGGAATGGATCATATGGCGGGGGTGCAGCCGAATCAACTGAGCATATTAGAAACACAGCAAGTATTTATCAAGAAACACAACAAAGATGTGTAACACAATATGATTATGAAGCATTTGTACGTTTACAATTTGCTTCATATGTACAAGCAATATCTGCATATGGAACATCTGATAAACCTGGGTATGTTTTTCTTGCAATTAAACCAGTAGATGCATTAATATTGACTGAATTACAGCAACAAGAAATAATTTCGTTTTTACAACCATATAATATATTAACTATTACACCTGTAATAGTTGAACCTGATTACTTATATATTAATCATTATATCAATGCTAACTATGTTGCTTCTAGTGTACCACAAGGTACTGCTTTTCTAAAAAATCAAATAATTGACTCTATTGATACATATTATACTGATAAAGTAGAATCGTTTGGCGGTGCATTTCATACCTCAAAATCTTTACAATATATTGACTCGAGTAATTCAGCTATATTAGGTTCTAATATAAATATTTCTTTAATATTTGAAGTACCTGGTGTTTATTTAACTAATACACCACAAAATGGTGTTTCTTTTATGAATCCATTATTAGATATATGGTCAAAATCCACAATAGAATTTAAAAATGATTCTAACGATGATACTCCTACTAATTTTAATATGTTTAGTATTGATAGTGATATAGTAGTAGGACCATTTAATGTAAATGATATTACAAACGGATCTACACCTTATGCATCAGGTTCATATGTATTAACAAGAATAAATGATTTAGGTAAACAATATACAGAAACATTAATAATAAATGATTCAGAAGATTTATATTATTCAATAGGTGAAATTGATAAAAATACAGGTACACTTATATATGACTTTAACAACATAGGTATATCAAATAACATATACACCGCTGATTTAGTTTTAGAAGGTGCGCCAGTTAGAACAAATATATATAGTTCTAATGGGGGTCTTATTGTTTTTGAACCAAAATTAAGACCTGATTATATTACTATTACATTGGAGCAAATTGACAATGCCTAACATAACATTATTAGCACCCGCTATAACAATATCTACATATACATTAGTATCAGCTAATTATATAAAATTTGAATGGGATACTGTAGGTATTGGTTTTTCATATGAAATTGTAAGAGGAATTTTATCAGGTGATGATGTTATATGGGCGTATGATTCCCCTGTTTATATTGAATCTACTGCTGAATTAAAATATTTTGATACTGTTCAACCATTAAGATCATATCAATATAAAATTCGTTCACGTGGTAAAAACTTTGACCCTTCAGATTGGTATGTTATGGAGTTAGTTTCAACATTTGAAATTAACCAAAATTCAATAGCAAATCAATCTAATTTTACATTAGCAAATCAAGTTATTACACGTAATTTAAACAATATACAATCTTCTGATGGTATTGTTCCTATTAAATTTAGTAATAATGCAGGTGACTCATTGGAACAAACAGCGCATCTAATGAAGCGTGGTTTTATATTTGATGCTTATAATATGAACAATATTAGTCAAATTGCAGATGATGTTGTCACAAATGAAAAATCTGTTGTAAATTATGGAACAATGCAATCAGTTTGTACAGGTGATATTGATAGAACAATTCCTTCAAAAATAGATGATAAAATATATGCCTTTGAGAGATGGCAACCAATTGGTAAAGTATCTAACGATTTAGGCGCTACATGGTATTCATATTCCGCATTTCCTGGTCGATTAGGTAATCCAGTTGCCAATGATTTAATAACCCAAACGAATACTAAAACATTTGCATTGGGTTATGATATGATTTATAGTTCATCAGGTAATGATATATTAGATTATTCATCGTTAGATGTAGAATGGAGCGATACAGATAATACTTTTGATTATGTTGAATCGGTTACAATCGGTTTACCATTTAAAGCATCTGAATTTCAAAATTTTGCACCATTACCTGATATTGTTAAATATAAAGTTGAATCTTATGCCATGGCTGAAACTGAAATTTCAGTTGCTACCGCTAATGGTAATATAGTATGGTATGATGATATAAACGCAGAAATTATAACTGAAGCCGAGGATCCTGTTTTAGCAGGTTTGTCTAAATTTTCTGATGATATAATTCGATTAGTAGAAGATTCTGATGCATGGTTAGCTAACGGCAATTTAAACACTGATGTATACACCGGAAATCCTTGTGTTAGAAATGTAGTATATTATAATGATCCAAATGCATCTAATG